ACGCGCTCGCCGGTCGGCAGGTTTCCTTCCTTGAAGACGGCGTCTTGCAGAATCTCGTTCGACTGCGACAGCAGTTCAGCGACAATGGGAACCGTGCCATCTGGATCGATGCGCTTGGCCCAGTCAACGAGCGTGAGGTTGGTGTTCGTAAGAGCAGCCATGGTCTATCGGGACTCCTAGTTGCGCGGCGCGTAGAGCGCCTCAGCCATATCAGAAAACGTGCGCGGCCCAGCACTTTGCTTGGCCGTTCGCTGACCACCAACGAACGAGTCTTCGCTGATAGCCTTGCCTGCCTTCCACAGGAGCCGAATCATCTCCGGGTGCGATCCCAGACCAGATGATTCGAGAAGCTCCTTGAAGGCAGGAGACCCGAACGAGTCCAAGGCTCTCTTGGCCGTCTCAAGACTCGGCTTCAGCTTGTCGCCGCCGAACTCGGGATCTGCCTCAGAGCTTTGCACCCATGCGGACCTCACTGCTTGGACCTGGGCATCCGCAGTCTCCTTCATCATCGGAGTAATGCGATTGATCAGGTTCTGCGCAGCCTCGTTGGGCAAGCCAAGCTCCTTCGCCGCGCTCTCGTAAGCGCTCAGCACCTTGCTGTCGATCTCGCTCCCCTCGGGGGCGTTGATCTTGTAGACGGCCTCAGCGGCAGGAGTCTTGTCCTCGGTGCCAGTCTTGGCCGTCTCGGTCGCAGGTTTGCCCGTCACCAGCGACGCCGCTGGCTTGGATTCCTGGGTGCTGGAAGGAGCAGTCGCTTGCGCTGCCGGGGCTGCCGGTTGTGGCGTTGCCTTCGCCGCATCGACAGGTTTTTCTGCCGGGTGCGACTTGGGAAACAGCCTCGCTGCCAAGTCAGTTGACTGAGTCGGCGCTGCCGTTGTCGTCTGGACTGTCTGGGCCTGCGTCTGCAAGTCGTTCGTCATGTCGGTGGTTGCGTTGTTCGCGGAGCATTGCTGGATAGGACTCGGCAGAGACGTCGTGGATCAGCGCGAGGATGCGATTGCCAAAGCTCCGCTGACCTTCATTGAAGGCCATCGCCGTAGCAGACGGTGCGTAGCTCAAGCGGAAGACCCCGCTCTGTTCCAAGATGCGCCACAGAATCCGACGACCACGGCGGGATGACGCAAGCCAGCGGACATCGGCCTCCTCAGTCTCGCGCTCAAGGCGGTCGAGCTTGACTCGCTCGTCCTTGCGGCGCTGCTGAGATGCGATGTCTAGAGGATCGTCGTCCATGTCGTGGCAGTCTGCCAACGTCATGCGACCAAGCCCTTGGCTGCTTTATGGGCTCACTGTCGAGTTTTCTTCTGCGGTCAGTGCAACACCATCATCGAACTGACGATCAGCGACGTGAGCATGACGGCAGCAGCAAGCGCCAGCCACAGCGTCTGATGCCCGCGCTCTGCACGTCTCTCAATCCAATGGCAGATGCCGACCAAGGCCATCGCAAAGATTGCCAGCAGCAGCAGCTTGATGATCACGTGGATGTCTAGGACTAGCAGTCTGACCATCACGCAAACATAACGATGTACGTGACGTTGGTTACGGCCGAAACGCCGATGTGCCGAATCGGGATCTGCATGCCAACGACGACCGAGTCAATCACCAGCGACGTGCCGTCAGTCAGCGTCATCGTCAAGGTTGGCGTTGCTCCCGCCGCAACAATCAAAATGCCCGACGCGACGAGCGTCTGACCAAGGGCATCGTTGCCGTAGGATGCCTGGGCCGCAGTGTATCGCTCAGCAGCGAATGCCCAGTTGGCGTGACCGATTGCAGAAGTCTTGGGGAGAGCCATGGCGTGTCCTTGTTACGAGAGAAGGTTGCGCGCCGACGATCCGCCGACGCTGAGGTTCATGTCCGTGATCTGGATGCTCATGCACCGCTCGGTGCCGCCCTGCGTCATCTCGGTGCTCGTGCACACGACGACGCCCTCGGCCTCGATGCGGACGCGAGTCCCAAGCGCTGGCATCGACGCAACGCCAAGTTTGTCAAGCTCGTCGGTCTCGAGCTCAATCTTGAGTCCCTCGGGATACGCAGGTTCATCGGGCTCCGGCATGCCGGGCATCTCTTCGAGTTCCGGCTCGGACTTCATGTTGGTCATCGGCATGTCACATCGCCTCGGGTCCAGGTGTCGTGTATCCAGTGAGTCCGCTCATCACGTCGGTCAGCGCATTGCGATCCGTGGTCGGTACCGCAGCTAGGTTCGCAGCGCTCTTGGTCATCTGCTCGGTCGCCGCGACTTGCTGCTGCGCAGCCAGTGCCTTGTTGCGCTGTTCGCGAAGTCCATCGACAACGTCGTTCGGAATGATCATCGACGAAGGAACGCCAAGCATCTTGGCCGTCTCATCGACCCACGCATCGACGTCGAACTTGTCGAGCGCATCCGGCTTGAACTGGGCAACGTTGCCGAGGCCGACCATGAACCGATCGATCGAGTTCACGCCGATCATGCGCTGTGCCTGCGACAGCACCGAGATGAACTCGGGCTTGATGTCGGCACCGCTCAGTTCCTCGGGAATCGGAGGTAGTTTGCCAGCCTTCAGCAGATACATGAACGTCAGGTCGATCAGCGGCTCCAGTAGCTCGTCGTGCAGTCGCTCAAGCACGGGACCTAGCTGCAGCATCTTCTCCTCGTGACGTTCAGCGACCTCGGTCGCCGTCATGCGACCCGTGCCCGCGTCGTTCGCGAGCATCAGGAACATGTCGGCGAAGAAGGTCGCGTTGATTCGTTGCCGGTCGTCCTGAATGTTCATCAGGAGATGCGACGGGTTTAGATTGACTTCCCACGCAGGACGGATGCCGTTGCCACCGCCAGCGGCATCGACGAACGTGACGCCACCGGGCAGCGTCTCGACGTCGCGGTTCTTCATCGTGCTCGGCACCTGGAGCGGCGGCTTCGTCTGGTAGTCGATGACTTGCGCAAGACGCAGATGCTTGTGCTGGAGACCCTTGATGTCGCCGAGCGCCTCCTGGCCAGGGCTGCCACCATAGACGTCACCGCCGGCAACCGACCAACGCGGCGAGAGCACGGGGAAGCTCTCGAAGCCTGACTCACGCAGATACTGCCCAGGGTCGCTGCCGACCTCGAAGTAGACCGAGCGCCACGGCATGTTGAGGCTATCGCGCTTGCTAGGATCGCGGTCCTCGCGCGGCTCGATCGCGTGGATCACCGTGACCCACGAGTCGAGGCTGCCCTGGTCATACATGTTGCGCACTGAAATGCTGCACTGGTCGTAGCCGAACTCCTTGACCAGCTCACCGACCGTCTTGTCGAACTCGCGGTAGCACGTGCAGACGTTGCCCTTGAAGTCTTGCGCGAGCGCGAACTCGCCGACCGTCACGGGATACAGATGGATGTCCTCAGTGTCGTCAGGCAGCACGATGGCGCACGCTGTGCCGAACGCGCCGAGCTCCTCGTACATCTGGTGCAGCACGCGGTAGGTGTTGCTGCGCGCGAACGTGGCGAGGATGATCTTCGTGACCTCTTGCAGCCACATCTGCACTGCGTGCCGCTTGTTTAGCTCGGGATCGATGGCAGCAAGCTCGACCCACGGCCGCGCAGGCGACGTCGCTCCAGCCATCATGCCTGCCGACTGCACGCGCAGGGCGCGGGTCGCCGTGTTGTCATAGATCGCGTTGTGCCGACGCCATCCTTTGTTGCGGTCCTGCACGAAGAAGCGACCGTTGCGCGGCAGCAGGTAGGTGCTGATGTCTTGCCAGTGTGCCCACCAGGACGCGCGCTCTGTCTTGAGTTGACCCCAGCGTGTCTGCAGCTTGTCGCGTCGAGGAATGCCCTCGCGGACGTCACGCATGTTTCGATCCTGCGCGCTCGGGATTGGCGACTTCACGTCACTGCCCTAGCAAGGTGTTGCGTCCCAGTGTCAGCGCAGACGGCGCGACACCAAGCCCGCCCGTTAGCATCGATCCAGGCTGGCCCTTGGTCGCGGTTGCCATGGCTGCGGACATGCTCGGAACCTTCTTGGACTCGGTAGCCACCTTCTGCTCGGCGCGCATCTTTTGCGTCGCTGCGTCCGCGAGCGCCTTCTGCTGCGCCTCCTCCTGCATGTTCATGGCCTTCTTCTGGCCCTTCTGCGCCTGAGTCGATCCGTAGACGCTGGCACCGGCAGCAAGCGCACCGGCAGCGAGGGTCGCGGCGATGATGGAACTGAAGACGGGCATGCTAGAACTCCTGGACGTAGACGTGTTCGCGCGGCTGGAACCCGAGCCGCATGAGGATCGACTTGGCTGCGTCGCTGCCGTCAGATAACGTCATCGAGTGCATGACCATCGCGTCGCATTCCTGTTCTCTGGCCCAGGCTTGCGCCGCCTGGAGGAGACGGATCGCCGCAGTCCCGCAGCGCCGCTCCTCCGAGATGAACCATGCGAGTTCGACAGCCAGCTTGACCTTTGGCGAGAACCAAGTAGATGACTTTGCCAAGACCAAGACGCCATGCGGCTTCGCGTCCGGGCCGTCGTCGTCGCTGGCGATGAAAGCCACGCACTTTGGCTTGAAGACGCTGCTGAACGTCTCGTCGTGCGGAGTCAGAAAGTACTTCAGCGTCTTGGCTACGTCATCCTCCGGGATGTGCTGGAGCGTCACGTGATCCAGGAAGTCACGCGCAAGCGGAAGGATCGACGGGATGTCCTCGACTGTGGCCTCTCGGATCACGAGGATCACGAGAACAAGGGACTGAGCACCTTATGTGCTCGCTCTAGCTGAATCGCTAGAAGCCAGACAGCGGATCGTAGTCGTTGCGCTTGCGACCCTTCAACATTGTCTCGATCGCCGAGGATTCGCGCATCGTGTCGAGCGTCGCCAAGATGTAGGCAGTCGCGAAATCCGGCGAGCGGCGGATCTTGGTGTGGATTTCCTCGCGCGACGCGACCGCGATGGCCGTGCCTACTGGCTTCCACGTAGCTGCCGTCAGGTCTGCGAGCAGGCGCGCGTCGGGCGGCAGCGCGATGCCGGTCGAGTTCTGCGGGTCGAGCATCTCGCGCATCTGCCACCAGAGCAGCGATCGCAGATTGCGGAACGCCAGACGCCCGCTGCGGTCTGTCGTCGTCGTAGCTTCAGCCACATTGACGCCGACGACCTGGATGCCAGCCTGCCGCAGGAAGTCGTAAGGCGACGAGCCGACGCCGATCACGTCGATGTGCACAGGTGCTCGATCACGCTGCGCTGCGACCACGAGCCCGGCGACTGCTGGGCCGTCAGGGGTCGCCGTGCCTGGATAGACCAGCGGCACGTCGAACCAGACGCCGTGCCTGCGCGCGATGATCGTCTGGTCGCGGCCTCCGCGCGCGACATCGACGCCGAGGCTGTCCATGGCTGGCAGCGAGTCCTTTGGTTTCCAACGAGCCTGCGCCGCCTCGACCCAGGCAGTCGGGATTACTTGCCACGGATCATCCTCGGTCCCGGCCGTGAAATCGCCGTAGAGCATCTGGCTGCGTAGTGGCTCAGGCAGCGCCTGCAGTTGGCGCATGTAGCCAGTCTCGACCAGATGCGGGTTGTCCGTGATCCTGCTCGGGATGAATGTGCGCGACTGCGGCAGCACCCTCTCAGTGCCGCGCATGAACGGCTCGCCGCTCTCGACCTCCGTGTCAACGCCATCGATGACGGCAAACCAGCGGATCTCGCCGGGCTGCGCAGGGTTTGGATGCGAGCGATCCAGCCACGGCGCGAAGAAGCGCACGACCCAGCGTCCCTCGGGAGCGGTCGGCGGGTTGAACGTCAAGAGCGCGCGGCAGCGCTGGTTCACGTCCGTCGTGCGCAGCCAGCCGAGCAGAAAACGCACGGCGGACTCGCGCATGTTCGATGCCTCGTCAAAGACGAGCAGGTCGTGCGGCCGCCCCTGATACTTCACCTCGTCGCCAGGGTTAGGAAACGAGCCAAGCTCGATCTGCGCCTCGACGCCATCGTGCCTGCGGAAGCGCCATATCTTGTCGGCACCGTTGAAGCCGTCGCGCGTCTTGAGGACTTGCGCAACGCGGTCGAGGATGCCGATCAGTTCCGTGCCGTTCTGCCGGAACAGTCCGACCTTTCTGTGCTGCGTGAGCGCGAGCCCGATAGCGAGGTCGGTCTTGCCCCCGCCGGCAGCGCCGCCGAATCCGACGATGTCCGCAGTGCTTGCCAGCGCAAGCGTCTGCGGTCCGGGCAATGGATGCCAAGGTCGTCGATCCATCGCGACCAGTCGCTCGAACTCGGCACGCTCGCTCGGCGTGAGTTGCGCGAGAAGCTCTGCGAGTCTAGGGCTCGACATCCCAGTCGCCGCGCTGGTGGTCGTGCAGGTGCGACGACGCTTCCGTGGCCGTCAGGGGATCCTTCGAGCGCTCGACTCGGTTCAGCGCTTCGAGCATCAACGCGTCAATCTTCTCCTGCCGTTGCGCGTCGGTCAGCAGGATTGGCTCGCCGCCGTCGCCACCGATCTGGACCTTGTCGCCGTAGCGCCGCGACACCTTCGCTAGCAGTCGCATGCGCGTCTCGATGCGCAACTTTGCCCAGGCGACGTGTCCCGAGTCGATCGTGTTCTGCGGCGTCGTGCGAGGCTCCTCGTCGGCGATGGCCAGCGTCTCCTCGGCTAGCGTGTCGTGTCCCGCTTCGAGCGCCTCGAGATACTCGGCCGCAAACTCGGGGTGACGCTTGCGCCAGCGACCGACTTCGATCATCGATGGCATGCCGTCCTGCGCGCAGAATCGACGGAGCGGCTGGCCCTTGCTGATCCAGTCGATCAGTCGGTCGGCGATGTGCGGGTCGAACGTGCT